ATAGCTTTAAAAACCAAGCCGTCTTATTCCAATAGCGGTATAAGAATGATGTCGATACTAATTTACCCAGCTCTAAAGAACCAGCCATAATAGCGACCTGTAAAAAATGACCTGAAAATAATGTGGCAATACCGAGCACGGAAAAATAAGCCCCGCACCCAGCTACTAATAATGCCGTAAAAGCTAATAATGCTGTAAACATAGTACAATATTTATGCTATTTTAACTTGAGAAATTATGACATAGTAGATTAAATAATAGAAACATATGGGACTTAAATTTTTAGTCGAGGATATTCATGATGGCTTAGACTTCATGATTGAAGAAAAAAATCGTCAAGGGGAGCAAAAACTCTTTATTACTGGGCCATTTCTTATGGCTGAACAAAAAAACCAAAACGGCCGTATTTATAAAATTGACGAAATGATTAAAGAGGTGGGTCGCTATACTGATGAAATGGTTAAGTCCCGTAGAGCCATTGGTGAAATGAATCACCCACAATCAACTGAAGTTAACCCTGTTAATGCCTGTCACCTTGTTACTGAGCTTACTCAGAAAGGTAATTATTTTTATGGTAAGTCTCAGGTTTTAAATACTCCTATGGGATTACTTCTTAAGTCTCTTATACAAGACAATATTAAGATGGGTATTAGTTCTAGAGCTCTTGGTAACGTAAATGAAACTAGCCAAGCCAAGGAAGTAACAAATTTTCATCTTATCTGTCTTGACGTTGTTCATCAACCTTCTGTTCAATCTGCCATGCTTGAGTCTATTATGGAATCAAAAGAGTGGATGATTAGACCAGACGGCACAATTGTCGAAGCTGCTGTTAAGGCTTATAACGAATTAGAAAGAAATCTTCGTACAATGCCTAAGCACGGAACTGATGCTTTCTTAAAAGAATCGTTGATGTCTTTCATCAAGATGCTTAAGTCAGCTTAATTAACATTATGGACAACGTAAAGAAAGCCACCCAAAATTTTATAGCACAAATCGCTAATAAGGACTACTCCCAAGCTAAGATTGCATTACAAAATGTAGTAGCTGAAAAAATAAAAAATAAGGTAAGAACCTATATTAATCAGGAAAAGTAGACTAAATAGAATAAATAAATATACAATATGGACTTCAAGAAAATCCTTCAAGAGCAATTTAAAGATCTCATCACAGAAGATACACTCACAGCCGTTCACGAAGCCTTTGAACAGGCCGTAAACGAAAAGGCAGAAAAGAAAGCCGAACTTCAAGTTGAAGCTGCTGTAACTAAGATTGATGAAGATCATTCTGAGAAGCTTCAGAAGCTCGTTGAAGCTATTGACGCTGACCATACCTCCACGCTCAAGAAGCTTGTTGAGACAATTGATTTTGATCATGCCCAGAAGCTTAGAAAGGTTCTTACAAAGATTGATGAAGAACATACATCTAAGCTTGAGCAAGTAATTGAACATTACGAAACCGTTTTAAATGAAGAAGCTGAGTCCTTCCGTGGACGCCTTGTCGATGAAGTATCGAACTATCTCGACCTTTACATGGAAAAGACAATGCCGACTGAGCAGGTAAACGAAGCTGTGGAAAATATCCGCGCTCGTAAGACACTTGAGCAGATCCGCCAGCTTGTTGCTATCGATGAGAGTTTCATCGATAACGAGGTTAAGGAGGCCCTCGTTGATGGCAAAAGAACTATTGATTCCCTTAAGAAGGAATTAAACGAAGCAATAGAAGCTAATACAGAACTTAACCACAAGTTAAATCGTTCTGAGTCAGCTTTATTGCTTGAGTCAAAGACAAAAGACATGCCCGTTGCGGCTAAGTCTTTTGTTAGTAAGTTACTCAAGGGCAAGAGCCCTGAGTATATTCAAGAGAACTATCAGTACGTAGTTGAGATGTTTGAGAAAGAAATTTCCGAACAAGAAGATTCTGCTAAGGAAGGCGTTGCACAACGTATCGTTGAGGCCGTTGATCGCCCCGAAACAGAAATTCTTGAAGAGGAAATTTCTTCACCGGCACCGATCTCTGAATCGGTAGTTGGCGGATATCTGAATGAGATGAAGAAAGTAGACGGCTCAAGCTTAAGGCTTAGGCACTAAGTTTACCGTTTTCCTTCATACTCAAAAGGTCGAAATTCTTTAAAATAAGGAGAAAAAATAACTATGGAACTTTTTCATATCAACAAAAACACAGCCGAGTCCCTCGTCGAAAAGTGGAGCCCAGTATTGGACTACTCTTCAGATAAGGTCTCTGCTATTTCTAACGAAAACACACGTCTGAACACCGCCATCCTCTTGGAAAACCAGGAGAAGTGGTGCTTCGAAGCTACTAACACTGCACAGTCTGGTGGCGTATTCGGTACCACAAATGCCAATACACCTTCCCAGTTCAGTGGTGATACCTACGCTAAGGGTGATGCTCGTCTTCCTAAGGTCCTGATCCCCATGATCCGCCGTACATTCCCCGAACTCATCACAAATGAGATCGTCGGTGTACAGCCCATGACAGGCCCAGTTGGACTTGCATTCGCAATGCGCTATAAGTACGAGAGCTCCGCTCTTGGCTACCCCGGATCCGGTTCAACAATCGGCGACGGTAGTAACACCAGTGGTGGACCTACAAGTGGTGCAACAGGTTTATCTCAAGGTAAGGAAATCGGGTATAACTACCTGAATACTGCCTTCACAGGTACAACTGCCGCCGCGACTGCCTCACAGCAGCTCACAGGTTTAGCTGGTGTCTGGGATAATATCTCAGAAGACTCGGGTGTTGCTGCTCTTCTGAGCCAGTTCGAGCTTAGCTCAAACATTCCTCAGATGACAGTTTCGTTTGAAAAGACCGCAGTTGAAGCCGGTACACGCCGTCTCGCAGCTAAGTGGTCTGTTGAACTCGAACAGGATCTTAAGAACATGAATGGTATCGACATCGATGCAGAATTAACAAATGCTATGTCCTACGAAATTCAGGCTGAAATTGACCGTGAAATGATCATGCGTATGATTCAGACCTGCTTAAACGCTGGAACAACAACTGGATATTCTGTATGGTCGGCTCTTTCGGCTGATGGCCGTTGGAGTGGAGAGCGCGCTCGTGACTTCTACAACAGAGTTGTAGTTGAAGCAAATCGCGTTGCTATCCGTAATCGTCGTGGTGCAGCTAATTTCATTATTGCTACACCTCGTATCTGTGCCATTCTTGAGACCCTTCCTAACTTCAGCTGGATGCCTGTCACCGGTAATGTAAATACTACACCCGTTGGCATTGCTAAGGTTGGATCAGTAGGTGGTCGTTTCCAGATCTATCGTGATACACGTACAGAAGCTGAAGTTAACACCGGATACAATCCAAGTAACTCTCAGTTCACAAACGCCTCCAGTGCAGGTAATCCACGCTCTAACCCAATTGACTATGCTCTCTTGGGCTATAAGGGCCCAGAATACTACGACACTGGTATCGTCTACTGTCCGTATATCCCTGTTATGGTTCAGCGTACCATCGGTCCGAACGACTTCAGTCCTCGTGTCGGTTTACTTACCCGTTATGGCGTAGTAGATCACATCTTCGGTGCAAACTTGTATTATCACTTAATACTTTGCACAGGTCTTGGAACTCAGTTCACCCCAGGTGCTGTTGCTGTTTACCTCTAATACAGGTAATCAAAATACTCAACGTGAAAGAAACCCCGGAGAAATCCGGGGTTTCCTATTTTATACAATAGAAAAAAAATCAGTATTACATAAATAATATACATATGGCAATAGTATATAAATACGAAAATTCCCTAGCGACAAGTATTACAAATGGTGTAAAACTCTCTGCTTCATCTACCCCAGCTCCTAACATTGGTTACCCTCAAAGAGTTTTATTTAACGATCCTCCAAAACCTTTAACAACAACAGTATATACATCAGCTAATTTTTATCCTTGTGCTGTAGGTACTGGGACACCTACTTCTGGGAGTGGTGCAATATTATTTGATAATGCTTATAATAACGCTTCTGCTTATTTAATACAGACCGATCGTTCTTCTTTTGCTACTGTTCTTTTAAGCGGTACTTCAAGTACAGCAAACACAGTATACGCTCTTACAGGTATTACATTAACGAATGCAACATCTGGAGCCGGTTATACATCAACACCTACTGTTGTTATTAGACCAGTTGGTACAGGTGGTGTTGTTACAACAACCTCAGCTACTGCTATTATGCATAGTAACGGTACAGGTGTTACAGCTGTAAATGTATCTGTTCCTGGAATATATGTACCTGGTGCCGGGCTTCCGACA